TCAATGGTCCTTGCCACCACTCATATACAATTGTACTTGCGCTTGCGTTATTATTTCCCAATTCGTAATCTTCTAATTCATTGAGCGCACTAGTGCTTATATTAGACTTGCAACGAATACTCATCATTGGCACCATAGCGTCCGATTCTATGGTCCAACCTCTGTGAACATTTGTGTTATGATTATTAAAAGAATAGTGTAATCCTGGTCTGTGGTCAGTATATACTACACCACTAACAGGAAAAGGATTGTCTGCGGTGACAATATCGCCATTCTTGTTGGCAATCATACCAACATCGTGTAGGACTCTGCGGCCATCAATGTATGTTTGTGAGTCTTTATTAAACTGTGCCATATCTTATGCCTTTGGTAAAACTAATAATTGAAACTCTGTGCCGATACTGCTGGACTCAACCAAAGCAAATGCACGAATCTCTATATCTGTCTTTTCAGGTATGCGTAAAGGTGTTCTAAAATTGTGGTCAAAAAGTCCGCTAATGAATTTGAAACTCTTTTTGAGTTCCCAAGTGCCATTAAATGTTCGTGTCCACAGGCTACTGGTGATTTCATCATCCTTACCAGAGTTTCCATTCAAACTCAACAAAAATGCTTCATAACCAACAGGCACAGTATAGAAACAATTCTGTCCTCTTGCCCACGGTGCTGTGAGATACGACACAACTGTTCCTGATGTGCTGCCATATCTAATTTCAATATCATATGTTTGCGGCAGATTGTTTGTGTTATTGCCTGTTAAATAGATTCTATTGATACGATAAAAGTTGTTATTAGTGTTTACTGCAACCATGGTATTAGAGCCAAAGGTCACTTCCTCTATTAGAATGTTGTAGTTGCTGTCCAAGCCTTCAATCTTGATTGAGTTGTTACGCACTTTTGGGTCATCTGTCAAAGATTTTATATAGAGTTTATCGCCTGAGCCTGTGAATGTGGTCCAAGGAAATAATCCATTATAACTCCAAACGGTAGTCATTGTGAGAGCAGATGTGCCTAGTGTGCTTGTAGCACCACTCTTGTCAATCAAATAGGCACCTAAAACATCTGCTTCTGTCACAGCTTTACCACGAGCATAAGCAATCAAAGCTTCATCATTTAGAACACGGGTTGGCAAGGCTACTGTATCACTAACAGGTAAACCATTCTTCATAATGGTTACATTTTGTGTAACTGGAAAATTAGTAACATTAACTTGAACCGTGTTTGCAATATTAATGGTGCCATTTACAGTTTGAACTGAAGGTAAGTTACCAATGTTTACTGTTCCGTTGGTGGTTACATTACCTGTTACAGTAATAATATTATTCACATTAACATTACCACCAATTGGCATATAAGGAACGGTTAATAAATCACTTGTGCCAACTTCCGTGATATGAGTATGAACAGGATTTCCTGGTGAACTGGCCACATTGACAGTATCAACAAAATTCACATTACCAGTAATAGTAATGTTTTCGGAACCCAATGATACCGGTAAAGGATTTGTAGATGACACCACATTTCCATTAGAACCATTAGCCAACATCACTACTTCGTAACGATTGGATATTTTAGGGTCTAATAGTCCCGTTTCTTTTTGAAATTGTGCCATTTTATCCTATAAACTTCTTCGCTTTAAAAGAAGAAAGGTTAATTCCTTTCTTCTTTAATTCATCTTCTTTTTGGTCACCAATACTTAGTGTAGTAGAATCACCAGTTAATTCTGCAATTGGTGATGCCTTACCAAGTCTACCTTTTCTAATCTTTTCACCCATATCACGGCCAATGGATTCACCAGCGCCTGCCATGGAAAGACCAGGTTCAATACCTTTATCGATAGATTCTTTTACTTCTTTTTGCTTACGCCTGATTTCTTCGATACTGATTTTGGTTTTGTTGTTGCCTTCGCAACCGCAGGCTTCTTCTTTACTGGAAATTCTGGAGTAACTTCCGCCATTGGTACTCTCAATGAGATATCTTCCACTTCTACTGGTTTCTTCTTGAATAGGTTTTTGATAAATTGAAACATTTTGGTTCTCCTCGTTTAATTTGACTACATATCCGCCATTTGTATGTGGCACGATTGTTCCGTTTTTCTGATGTGCTTCTTTAGCAGCTGCACGGCGTAACATAAAGATTCTTGGTTTGCCGTGAGCATCAGTAATATATTTTGATTCTAGTATGTTGGTAATATCTTCATTTGAAAGTGTAAAACCTTCTTGATTAACTTCTGATACAGTAGTATTTTTACCTAATGTCAACATAGTTTTAGCATCGGTACTGGACAATGGTGATTCTTGTTCTTGTACATTTTCTGTTTTATTGAACAGTTTACCAAATGCTTGATTTAATTCTTCTGGTGTATCGGCAGTAATCGAAACAGTAATTGCTTCGGACATTAGGCCAACACTCTCTTTAATTTTTCTCATGGATGTACCAGGAACTGGCATCTTTAAATTACTTGGTTCTTGTTTACTAACCTGAACCAACTTGTCATGCACGGAACGATATGTCACCGTGCCTTTAGTACCATAACGGCCAAATCCATAATACTGTAAGCCCAATCTACGAGCTTCTTCGGCAGCACCTGAATTAGGATGTGGTGCCATCTCTGAACCAGATTTCTTAATTGGTAAAGTATCTTTCTTTTCCAACTCTGAAGCAACCCACGATTGTGCTGATGGATTCTTTGGTGGTTGTTTAACAAACTTCTGTACACCTTTGTACAAGTCCATCAATTCTTTTTCTTTTTGTTTTGCAACTTCTGGATCCGCACTTCTTAAATCCTGAGAGTTATCAAATTCGGCATAGTTATCTTTAAATAACTTACCATATTCAACACGAGCAGCCTGAACTGAATCCCATTTCTGCTTACGGATATCTTCTGGTACTGTTCTACCACCTCGTTGTCCTCTTTCAACATTTCGTTGGCGAGAAATCTCATCAGCAGTATTGACCATAACCATAGAGGTATCATAACCCAATGATTCTAGTCTTTCTTTAATCTTTGCAATTTTTTCTGGATCATCACCAGTACCGTTAATAATAAGACCATTACGACCAAACAAAGCAAGTCTCTGTTTCAATTCAGTCATCGATTTGGCTTTACCACGAACAACATCACGAGCAGCCGTTTGATTGTCAGGCATTCTCATGTCGAGATTGTTTTTGTCCATTAAGAACTCTAATGCTTTATCGGAATTGATTTCTACTAATCCATGGCCAGATAATGTCTTATCAAGAACATAATCTTTACCAGAACCAGGACCACCACCTAAAAATACTGCCTTGAAGATACCTTTATCGTGTACACCTTCAGTTAGTATTTCATTGAACTCATCATCAATAATAGATTCTTTAATTCCCATACCTTGACGAACATGAGTATATAACTCTCTTGCATGTTCTGGTTTAACATGTTTAGGAATGCCTTGCTTGAATTTGTTGAAGTTACCTTCAGCAGCATGACTTCTCATTTTAGAAGCTGACATGCCAGTTGTACCTTCTGCATCGGGGTCTCTTTCACCGGCAGAATGTACTTTGATGTGTTTGAAATTGAACAAGGCACCTTTATGTGTACCATTGTATTTGTGGAGTAACTTGTAGTATTCATCGGTGCGGTCAGAACCAGCAACCATATGAAGATGTGTTACACCTTGTTTGTGGAGTTTTGCAGCCTGAGTAAGGAAGTTTGGTTCTTCCTTGGTCGCAACGGTGATGTTTGTTTTTGGAAAGAAACGCTGTGCGTGTTTAACTTTTTGTTCAGCAGATAAAGGATTCTTGGCTTTATCTTGTGAATGGGACAAGATAACATGATGAGAGGCACCAAAGGTCTTGGCAACATCTTTAACTTTATTAACTAAAACTTCGTGGCCAGTAGTAGGCGGATTCATCCGACCAAATGCCAAGACGGCATGCTTTTCCTTCTGTTCTTCCAGATAGTCTAAAAATCTCATGTTTTCTTGCCTCTACAGCAGTTAATTTTATAGTAATTCTTTTTTTGCAGTTGCCATGGCTGAACCGATGACCTGATGCATATCGTAGTATTTATACTCGGACAATCTTCCACCAAAGATAACATTGTCTAATTCCTCTGATTTATCACGATATTTCTTATACATTTCGTTGTTTTTTGCGTCATTTACTGGATAATATGGTACTTTTGTCCGATTGTATTCACATGGAATTTCTTTGGTAACAATGGTAACATCACTCTTGGCCTTGGTGAAATGCTTGTGTTCAATCGTTCTTGTCCATGGAACACTAGGGTCTGGATAGTTTACTTGAGCTGCACCTTGGAAGTTATCGGTCTCATGCCACTTGTGCTCAAACTCCAAAGAACGGTATTCTAGTTCTCCAAATTCATAATCAAAGTATTCATCAATCTTACCAGTAAACACCACCTTCTTGGCTTGTTTGTCTAGATATTCTTTTGAAGCAAAGTAATCTGTGTTAAGGTGTACAGTTATACCATCCAACATATTCTTAAACATCTCGGTATAACCATTAATTGGAACACCTTGATACCTGTCATTGAAATAATTGTTGTCGTAGGTAAACCTCAAAGGCAATCTTTTGATAATAAAATCAGGCAAATCCTTCGGGTGTTTTTGCCATTGTTTTTGAGTATAACCTTTAATGAGTAGATTATAGATATCCGAACCAACCAAATTTAAAGCCTGTTCCTCAAGGTTGGATGGCGTTCCATTGAATCGTTGCGATTCAATGATATCTTTGGCTTGTTGAGGTGTGGTGCAACCCCATAACTCGTTAAAAGTGTTCATATTAAACGGCAAGGAGTACATTCTTCCGTTCACATGTGCCTTCGGTGACAATACAAAATTGTTAAATTCGGCAAATCGATTCACAAAGTTCCAAATGCCGGTATCATTAGTGTGAAAGATATGGGGACCATAGACATGAATATCAATACCTTCTTGCCGTTCGGAGTATGCGTTACCGGCAATATGATTTCTAGAATCTATTACTAGACATTTCTTACCAGCATCGGTGGCTAATCGTGCAAATGTAGCACCAAAGAAACCGGCACCAACAATCAAATAATCATACATCAAATTAAATTTCTTTCATAATTTTATCATATAAGGCAGTAAAGTTTTCACCACCCATTTTATCAAACATGTGTATGAAAGGTATATAGTCCGTCATTTCAACATTCTGGCCACCTTCGGTTTGTAACTTTGATGGTATCTTTATATCTGGTGTATAATTAAAAGACATAGCAGGCACATCATCAAATTCAATAGGTAGAACATCCAACATTGAATGTGTCAATGCAAATATAATCTCATCCACACGACCACCTCTAAATGCTCTCTTACACTTAAAATCATCATAAGAATAGAACATCACCTTAGCCGTATTAAAAAACTTACCAGTATTTAAACCTTTTCTAATATAGAAAAATCCACCATGCACATGAGGCACATGTTTACCAAATGCGGCCGATACTTCTCTGATATGACCCCAATGCCAATTAGGATCATCGTGTCGACCTAACATTATAACAGGTTTTGGTTGGCCTGTCAGGTAATTCCATAGATTATCTGTTGGTGCCTGACATAGAACATCTGAGTCCACAATAATGGTCTCATCATAAATTAAGTAATCATTGAAATGTAATCTTGGATATAAACAAAACTTCTCAAATCCAGTTTGACATTCTTTCCAAATATCACCATGTGGACTAAAATGTATCAATTGGTCGAACATTTCAGCCTTACTGGCATAAATTGTATCATCAGAATGAATCAATAAACTAACAGGTCTATTATCACCTTGTTTACGAATGGTATTAACTAACAATACACATTCATCAATGTATTGTTTACCTAACGCAACTAATAAATAACCTTGACTCATCTCCATGATTCTAATTTAATGTTTCGTTTTGTAATTTCTTCAATAATCTTTTCTTCACGAACTTTAATCTCATCACAGTTTGTAAAGTATCTCAGATGCCATTCAACATAAATTTCATCAATGTAATCAATCACATTCGTTTCAATCAATCGTTCCAGTGTATCATACTCAGAACCTTCAATATCCATTTTAACAATAATCTTATCCGTTTCCACGAAATGTTTCCTTATAAACTCGGATAAATCTATACATGAAACATCAACCGTTCTTTTAAAATTTTCATGGCAACCACCACCCCATGGATTCCATTTGTCTAATGATATAACAGAACTTCCTTGGCCAGTTTCACCTTCATTTGGAGGTGTTTCTAGGTTCATAGGGAGGGTTCCACTAAAAGAACTAACAGCTGAATGGTGCGATATCACCCATGGTGTAAGATGTAAATGTTCTTTAATAAAGATGTCATGTGTAACAGGATTAGCCTCAAATGTGTGTATATTCCATGTTGCATCCATTTGATACTTATCAACAAACTCCCTTAGGCCTTGGCCGTAATGAGTTCCTAAATCTAAGAATATATTTGACATATTATTTTTTAACTATTTTATCTCCAAAACCAGCACGGAAATGATTAGTAATTCTTACAAGATGGTCATAATCAATCTCAAAACATGTTCTATTTGGTGTAACTTCAATATCAGTTTTATTCTTAAAAAATAAACTATTATTATACACCAATTTATCATCAAATGTTTTTGAGGTTTCATCATTCACTTCTGGTAAATGTTCAAATCCATATTCAGCAAATTTTTCAATCCAATATTCTTTACTGTTTTCGTTCACATGGTGGTAACCACCTTGTCCTTTTGGTGCAGCTGAAACAAAAACATATTGTGCTTTCTGAAAACTAGGCATAAAGTGACTAATAAACTTTTCTTCAACGTGTTCTAAAAATTCAGTAGAATATGCCAAGTCAAAGGTTTCATTTAATTCCAATGGACCTTCAACATAATCATGGAATTTAACATAGGGTTTCTCACCTAAAGATGTATCACCATCAATACCAATTGCATATATTCCAATATAATTGGCATACTCCGTCATACCAGCAGGTCCACAGCCGATATCAATCATTGATTTGATATTAAATTTTTCTTTAATATAATCTAAAGTTGGTAAACACATTGCTGTGAAATTATAATGTCCGCCTAAATGGTTGTTCATAAATTCTCCTTAATATAATCTTCTATTTTCTTAGTGGGTTGCCAACTAAATTCAACTCTAATTTTGTAATTGTCAGCAAGAGTTTCTTTAGATTCGGCTGCTCGTGGTGGAATAAATTGAACATTATCACCAATCAACCTTGCTAATTCTAATACCGAATGATTTTTACCAGTACCTACATTAAAAACAGTACCATGCATAGTGCCATTATAATCCATGGCACGAATGTTAGCATCAACCACATCCACCACATGAGTAAAGTCTCTGCGTTGTGTACCATCACCAACAATAGTCATTGGTTCACCAGCTTTCTTTTGTCGTAAGAACAAACCAACAACTGGTGCATAAGCACCTTTCAATGGTTCTCTTGGACCATATACATTGAAATAACGGAAGATAACTGTTGGTAGACCAAACAAATCGGTGTACATTTTACACATCTTTTCACCAGCAACTTTAGCAACTGAATATGGATTGAGACAATCATCAGGCATAGTTTCGACAAGTGGCGGTTCATTTATTAAACCATAAGCAGAAGATGTGGATGAGTACATTACTTTTTTAACTCCAGCTTCCCTTGAACATTGTAATATTACACTTGTACCATAGGCATTAGTTTGAAAGCAAAGAAGCGGATTATCAATTGCAGGCTGAATACGGGATTCTGCGGCCAAATGAAACACATAATCTACACCTTCAAATAGTGGTCGAATACCACAATAATCTGCAATATCTATCTTATGATATGCGGCTTTATCATTGTAATAGAAATGGTCATGTACCGTAGAAGATTCATTGTCGATAACAATCACCTCATGTCCCATCTCAATCAATTTATCTACGAGGTGACTACCAATAAAACCTGCACCACCAGTTACAATACTTTTCATGTTTCTCTCCATTACGATTTGTTTTTCTATTTGTATGTCTCTAAAAAACCATTCTTCATTATACTTATCTCGCATAAATTGTGGTGTAATTTCAAACAATACTTTGTGAGCCTCAGCAAAAGCAGAATTCTTGTCATATGATGATGGTTTTGCTGGATGATACATTTGTGATTTGTGTATTACGGTTGCATCTGTTTTGGTTATATCACATAATACCAAATCAAAACCCCAACCACAATAAATGTCATACTTATTCCAAAAATCTAATACGGTAGGTATCAATGAGTTGTGTATGAATATACCCATAACTTCCGCAAAGTTTGTTTTAGTATATTTAATTCCTGGTTTGTTTCTCAATATTGAAAAGTATTCATCCGAATCTTGTGTAACGGACATTTGAAAAATCTTAGAATCACTTTCATGGGCTATTGTCAATGCACGATTTATATTATCAATATCAGTAATTAAATCATCATCCATAAATCCAATATATTCATATTTTGAATAATCTATTTTGTTATTACATAACCATTCTTTAGCTAACGACCATTTGAATCCTTTTTGTAACGCTAGTATGTCATAACTATCTACTTCTGGCATAAAATCGGAATATGCAAACACCATCGTTTCATAGAGACGATTCTCTTTAGTGTATCTCCAATGATTTTCTTTGTCAAACCTATCATCAAAAGTGATTGGATTGCCAACAGGACAAATAATTAAATTCTTTTTCATTTATATTGTTCCTCAATAATATTTTTCCATTGTGGAATTCTATCATACTGGTGTACAATTGTAAAGACTTTTCCCGTTGAAGTTGTAACTTTACCTTCATTATTGATTGTTGGTGATGATTCGGTCAATACGGAACTATATGAGGTAAGTTTTTTGGGGTCTGCTGTAGTTCCTAATTGTGCTGCCCAACCTTCTTCGCTATTGGTAAATCTAGTTACATCTCTATATGTTTTTAGATTAAGTAAAACATTTAGAGCTGCTTGATCCGGACCACCGCCACCAGGCACATTAATTGGAGATGCACCACAAGATAAACTAATGTTTAAGAATAAATCCAACATTGTTTCATAATCACCAGATAAAACACCTGCATTATTAATAACATTATTTTTGTTTGCTTCGTATAAAACCTGGTCGAATGAAAGTTTTAAATTTTCTCTACCCCATTCTTCATCTTTGTATCGGATGGATTCACTAGAAGCATTAATCTTTTTGTCGCCAAGATTTTCCTCCAACCATTTAGAAGGGTTGGTTTGAAATATAACGTCTCTCACATCAGTTGAAATGATGTATCTATACTGTTCTTTATTGGGAAGTTGGTTTAGAAAATACCAAATATGATAAAAACGATCCAAACAAATATTAAAATTCTGTTTAGGGTATTCCAAACACTTTTGTTCATCGTTTTTCTTAAAACCAAAAACGGTAAAACCTTTTTTGGTTAATTCTTCAACCACACTATAATTTAAGTTATAACAAATCATCACTTTGAGGCCATCAAAACCTGAGGCCTCTAATGAATTTACCCAAAACTTAATTTTATCCCAGCTGTAATTTGTTACAGCACCAATCACTATATCTTTCATAACAACTCCACTTAATTAATTATTTACTTATCCTTTATATAGTCAGTAAATGACCGTACAGGTTGTCCAGGTGTTACACTCTGATATTTCTTACGAACATCATCAGTACCATCCTGACCTGCACCAGATACAGGAAGAATATCTGGTTTAATATTTTTTGCTTCGTTTACGGATTTATGCAACTTAATGCCGGTAACACTTTGGACCATTTTCCAGGCTTCTCGGTCTTTCTTCTGTGCAATCAAGCGCTTTAACTCGGTGACCATGCTTGGTGTTGCCTTTTGATAAAATTTTACGAGTTCCATAACACCAATGTTACCGGCATAAGATGCTTCGTTCAATGTCTTTTTTGCTCTCGCAATTCTTAATACTGCTTCAGACATATTATCCTCTTGTTAGATTTAAAATCTTTTGAATTTGTGTTTCAAGTGCAGCTTTGCGATTTGGCCACTTAATAATAGGTTGGTCAGCAGTCTGTAATAATCTTGTTAAGAATGGAAGAACCAATTTTTCTACTTGGTGTAATCGTTCTTTATATTCGGTTACAGTTTCATCTTTTTCCGCAATAACAGAATTGTATTCTGATTCATCCGTTGCGGTGAATCCAAAATCATCATCACCGTATTCTTCGATGATTTGCGTTAGGTCAAATTTAATATCAGGCATTATTTCCTCGTTTTTAATTTATATATTTGGTATACATTCCACAAAATTACCAATGCATAAACATCGATAGCAAAAATCAACATCTTAGGTGCCGAAACGGTTAAAAATGCGGCAAAAATAGACACTACAAATCCTTTTACTATAAAAGCATTAGTTGGCGTTCCAAACACTTTAAACAACCAATTCATAATAGGATTGAGTTCTCTTCCACCCATCTTTAGAATTTGTAATGTAGTTAGAGCATCCAAAAGTTGTAGTACAACAAGAAAAATGTATAATAACCAAATCATTATTTACTCCAGTTTTTGGCAGCGTTAAAGTTTTGTTGTGAAAATTCCAATCGGTCAACCAATTTCAAAGCACCGCCAGATAATCTATCAACTGCCACAAATCCTTCTGGACCTGTAACTTTATAACCATCATCGGTCTTAACGAATGTATCTACGGTAGATTTAATTGATTCCAATTTACGGACAATCTTAATTTTGGCCTCAACAATATGGTTCATCAAATCAAAGATGAGCTTCAATTGAGTAGCATTTGTTCTAAAGAAACGAACCACTTCATTCTTTTCAGTAATGCGTTTTCTTTTTGTTTCTTCTTTTTTAGCATCCAATACTTCTTTATTTAGCTTTGCTTCAACCCAACGAATTAACTCAAGCGTATGTTGTTGAGTATTTCTAATGGCTTCACCTTCACGAACTTTAGTATTATTGAATGTCTTAATATATAGATTAAATTTTTCAACAGAAGAAATAAGGTTTAGAACCTTAGGGTTGATTGTTTGAAATACTCGACCAGCTTCAGATAGAATGGCTGAGATTTCTTCAGTTTCTTTTTCAGTAAATGTGGCAGTACCAGAAGCATCTACAAAAGAAGCATCACGGAACCAAACATCTTTAGTGGCAGATAAACGACCAATATCAATGTTGAATGAAGCCTTCAACGCACTCATTTTTTTACCAACGTATGATGTATGAAATACAATACCCATCTGAGCAGCCATCATTTTTTGTGCCATTACTGAAGTTGATGGTACTGCATATGTAATCGTGTTTGGTTGAAAAGTAATGTATGATTTACCATCAAGAACTTTCTTATCAATATCACCTTTAGCAAACATCATATCACCTTGTAGAATACCTTTGATATTCAGTTTAGGTAGATATGCAAGTGCCACTTTCAATTTACTATTAAGACCTGGATTAGGATGGTTTCTATCAATATCTTCATCAGTATAGTTTAGTTTTGGTTCAGCATTGAATACTGATTTAGTACCAACAAAGAACTTACCATTTTCTGGATTAACTCCACAGATAACGGCAGGTGCTCCATCCCATTTTGTAGTTGTATATACTTTAGAATCGGCATGGCCTGCCAACATGTCTCTCAATGATTGTAGAAAGTTAATGGCAGTACGAGCACCATTAATTCCATTATTGAGAACATTATCTTCTAAATGTTCGAGATGCAAATTAGCACCTTCTTTGGATTCGGTTAAAAATTGTTTGAATTTCATTTTTTTCTTTTATTTTGCAATTACAAATCTACCTGATTTTTCGGTTCTACTGGAAGTGTATTCAATAAATTTTTGTACGACTTTTTCATTTAAAATAATAGTTTTTTTATCATTTTCATTTGTTTTAAACCAATCATATATTACAGGCATAATAGCATTAGAAACATATAATGCGCTCAAAGTTGCTCGTTCTTCATCATACAATTCTTTAGCTGGACTTTGTAATTTTGTTCCAGATTTAACTTTAAACTTTTTATTGGCTTTTTCCAATTCGGTGGAATATTTTGCAATACCAGTATTAAAAGCTTTTGTCAAATTATCTCCAAATTTTTTATCAACTTTTGATATGATTTGACTTATCAATGGTATGCCAACAACTGAACCGCCTCGACCACCAGCACCAGTAACTTCAATTTCACACTTTACGGCTTTATTTACACCATAATTTGCACTATAAGGATCGTGGCGAATTTTAAGTTTGTCTTTTTTATCTTTACTAAAATAAATTTTTATATCTCTCGTAACTGGTTTTTGCCTTGTATATTTTTTACTCCAATCACTAACACCATAATATTTAATATCACCTAGATATGCTTCTTCTTCGGACCTTTTAAAATTTACTTTAACCAAATGTGCTTCATGTTCAGCTTTTTTCAATGATAGTGGTAATAAGTCGCCACTTACAACCAAATTACTTGTTATTTTATTTAAATCCACAAAATTATAAGATTTTGCTAATTTACCGGTTGCTAATTCCACTTCTTTCAAAATAATAGCTTCTGCTTTTTTTGATACAAAATATATGTCAGCGGGACTCCATTTGTTAATATCACCAAAATAATTTTTTTCGTTTTTATTAGCGACATCAAAAAGTGCAGCTATATTTTCCATAGCATTTGCTCCTCTACCTTTTTCTTTGGCACCGCCACGCACATAAATTATATCTTGTAATTTTGGTGTTTGAATTCTGGCAAATTTTGCACTAATTGTTTTGATATCCACCATCAATTTTTTTGCAATATTCAAAGAAGATTCATACCATCCATCAGCATCTTGCAAAAAAGTTTCAATTTGTTTTAGAGTAATTTGTGGCATATCAGTACCCTCATAACAAGTATCTATAATTTTACCATAATGTTTTTTGAATACTTTATAATTTGGAAGTTTAGTTAAAACAAATTCTTTTTTAACTTTTGCTAAACCTAAGTAGTCTGCAATTGCACAAAATAGCGCTTGTGCGGCTTCGCCTTCTTTTGGTGAATCTGCCATTTAATACTCCATTGTTATTTGTTTATTTGAGTATTTATGCTAACATAATTAACGGATAATGTCAATAACTTTTCCGCTAGTCCAAACCTCTTGTTCCATGCGAATCCGACCTTCTGTTTTTAGTGTATCGTAACGATTTATCGCTTTTTTACGCCACCATTCAATAACATTAGCCAAATGATGTTTTTCATAATTTTCACCAGGAATCAACTTATCAGTCTTACCATTAACATAGTCAACAGTATTCTTAAAACCATAGTCAGAAATGAAGTATCGTTTCTGTTCATTAAGATTCTTGGCATTTTCGATGGTAGCATTAAATTTAGCACCTTCTGGTGTTCCTTTGAGTGACATTTTAATGATAGTTACCATCGCATTGGAGATTTTCAGTTTACGGCTAGAAGCATCTTGTGGTGCCAAATCTTCACCTGTAATGCCTTCAATATAATCTTTCAAATCGGTATATGTACTGCCGTGTAACATAGGCAAGAAATCACTATCAGTTAAACCTTTAAAACGAATCAAAGGTTTCATACCATCATACTGTGATACTGTCTTAGATGAACCATACAAACTGGTGGTTTCAAATAAACAAGTTGTCATGTTATATTTTTTATCCAACATCTTTCGAACTTCATGTGTTGTACAGATGGCAGCCAGTAATTTACCACCAAGATAATTGAATCCAAATGGTTGTGCTGGTACAATGGCAAATCCCATCACCGCACATCGATTGAATCTCTGAGCACCACCTTCAAACTGTGTGAACACTTGGCCTAACATTTCATTACGAGGTTTACAATTAATAAATGGTGAACCAAATCGAATAAAACCAACCCACTTCTGAGTTTTCTTTTCAAGTACAGCCAATCGTAAACAACGACCAGGTATACTTGTCATATTTGAATGTGAAGAAATCATACTCAAATATATTTCCCATCGGTCTTGTGGTAACTCTACAACTTCAAACTCCATATCGGCAGGTGACATTGTGAAATCAGAAAACAAATCTTCTTCAGGTCCCATACCAAACAAAACAGGAGACCTTTCAGACATAGATGCCAGTTTTTGTTCACGCATATACTCATCAATCCGAGTAAACTTATCAAAGTAATCGGAGAATACATTTGCACCGTGTATTGCTTGTTCTTTAGTTAATTTCATTAGATATATCTCAAATAAGTTCCAAGAATATACTTGGCATTACTAATTGGCTTTAATCCAGCATGTGGGTGTGTCCACAATGGTGGGAACATTAGTAATCTACCAGTAACAGGTTTAATCTTTTCAGTAGGTGGTAACATACGATGTGGTTGAAAGGCAGTTTCACCACCTTCTTCAACATCATTCAAATAAAAGAAACACACCAAAAATCTTGATGCTGATTGCCAATCTTGCACATCAACATGAAATTTAAATTCATCAACATCATTAGGCAAATATTTTTTCAATCTAAACTCTTCAAAACCAAGTTGTGATGGCCATGTGGTAGAATCTATCTTATGTTCTATCATATACTTTTGTAAGTAAGTATTTTGAATTTCATCTAATAATTTATTAATCTCTTGGTCCCAATCACCACTTTTATTAAGATTAATTTCTTTAAATGACCTGTGGTTTTCCAATATGGTATCTTCTTGTTGTTCAACATTCTTTTCAAATTTATTAATTAACATTGAACAATAATCTTTATCAAGAACATTATCCCAATAACTTACAAACGGCATCATACTTTAAATCCCTCAAATTTCTTAGTGAATTTACTTTCACGATTGCCAAAAGTATTAATTGGACCATCATCAACTTGGCCAGAATCGGTAATACCTTGTTGTGCTGATTGTTCAGCATCATATAGTTTCATCTTGGCTCTATCAACACCAACTACAAATCGTTTGAAATGGTTAGGGTCACCAAAACGATTCTTCAATTGTTTAACCATCACTTGATTTAACTGTTCAAGTTCTTCGGTACTAATCAACGCAAACATGAAGTCAGCAGTTGCAGGTAGACCAAAAGATTCTGAAGTATCTTCAAGACCTGGATCCGAATTGGAGAAACCACTTCTTGTTGTTTGTGTTGCTGATACGATTGGAAGATTAAACTCTACAGCCAAACCACGGAGTTCTTCTGCAATTGCCTTGATATAAGAGTAACTGTTCACATTCGCACCAGATTTAATTCTGGCTGATGAACAGATGTTTAGATAATCAATAAAAATAATCTGTGGTTGGAAGTTCTTCTTTAAATGTAGTTCGTTCAATAAAGAACGGAAGTGTAATGAAGAAGCTGAGGCAGTTGGATACTCTTTGATAATCAACTTACCGTGAGTTTTACTTTTGAGTGCTTCAAACTTGCGGTCATACTCTTGTTTGGTCATAGAATGTAATTCGTTCATCGTTACATTCAAAAGATTGGCATCGATACGCTCAGCAATTCTTTCTTCTGCCATCTCTAAGGTAATATACATAACATTCAAACCTTGAGATAAACAAGATGCAGCCATATGACACATGAACATGGATTTACCAACACCAGTACCTGCCAAACAAATACTCAATGTCTTATTTGGAATACCACCTTTGGTAATCTTATTGAACATATCAATGTCAAAAGCAATTCGTGATTCTTGTTTATGGTAGAAATCAAATCGAGAATCGGAATCATTGATGTAATCATGTCCAATATTGGAATCAAAAGAAACTCCAAGAGCATTACTCAGGAGTTTAGGAATCTCACCCTTGGCTTTCGCACCACTTCTATCATCAAGAATAGTAACCGATTCCATAATGGCATTATAGATGGCCTTATCTTGGCAAAACTTTTCAGTCTGTTCTTCCAACCATTGTATTTCAGTTGGTTCTTTTCGACCTTCTTGAATTTCACCAAGTAAATCAATGACACCTTTCACTTCAGGTTCAGTAAGATTTTTTGATTCGGTTAAATCAATTACAAGGGATTCGTGTGTTGGCAGAGTTTTGTATTTGTTTACAAACTCAGAAATTTGATTGAACAAAATCTTCTCTTTGTTATCAGAGAAGTATTCAGCTTGAATAAAGGGTAAAACTTTTCTAGTAAATTCCTCAGAGTATATCAGGTTCTTCAGAATCGTTGTTTCTAATTTCATAACTCTCTTTATCAATTATTAATTGGGATAACACATCTCCCATTATTGTAACAAATTCATCACTAGAATTCAATACATCAATGTCGTGTTTACCTGGATATAGTATAGTATAACCGAATTGTAATTTCGGAATACCACTTTCATTTACCACTCTGGCTTGATGGTACTGATATACAACATCCTCATAATTAGGTATAAGGAGTTGTATAGCAGTTGCCGTATTATCTGGCGAGTTTATAAAGTTGAATTGTTCACCTTCTTTATACTTCATCACCTTCTTCTTCCAGAACTGGAGTTTCTCCCATAATGTTTCCATAAGCAATTCCATATTTTTGATTTACAAATTCTTTAAACTTTGTAGATTTTAATAAAGGTAACATAAAGTCATCTGTCTGCGTAGCATCAAAACGAACCTTATCACCGACTTCGCCAGTTTCTTGGTCAATCTTTGCATACCAACCTGGACTTGGTTTAGAAATAAATCCACCATCAATACCAATATCAACAAGGCCACTATACTTACTGATACCACCATCAAAGGTTACTGAAATAGGAATCTTTGATTTCTCTTTTGTGTACCGTGATTTTTCCACATTGATAATGAAGTTGTAACCAACAATCTCGGTGCCTTCTTTTTCTTGTTGACGGCCAAGAATAAAGATGTTGTCTGCTGAGTAGTATGAACCTGTACCACCACCAACAATATCTTTAGGGAACATACCAATTTCTTTGTAGGTGTGATTCACAACTACCATTGGAATATCTTTGAGATTCAAGTGAGGTGTTACCATACGGAACAAACTCTTAACTTGTTTAGCACGGGACATATCGGCAACTGATTTGCCATCGAGAGCATCTTCAACTTCTTTCTTAGAAGCCAAGTTACCGATTGAATCAAGGATAATCATCAACTTGTCACCACGATTTACATCTTGTAACTGTTGCATAATGTCAAACTTCAACTGTTCAATATCTGTTAATGGAGTGTGTAGGACTCTCTCCATGTCGATGCCGAATGTTTCGAAATACTTGACTGGTGTTCCAAATTCTGAATCATAGAACAACAATACGGCCTCTGGATATTTGTCCATGTAAGCCTTTGCCATCAACAAACTGAAGGCAGTCTTAAAGTGTTTACTTGGACCTGCCCACATTGTAAGACCAGGAACAATACCACCATCAAGTTTACCTGATAGTGCCACATTAATCATCGGTACACTAGTTGGTACCATATCTTTATCGGTAAAGAATTTAGACTTGGATAGAATCGCACTATCTTTAATCGTAGAATTCTTTTTAATTTTATCAAGCAAACTCATAATTACTCCTTATTAATCATTCAATTATAACACAATATACTTAATATTGCGGCAATCAACCAAAGAAACTTTCTAAACTATTTCGTTTCTCGGCACTCCAACCAATACATTCTAAAATGAACTTCATTGGCTCTACAAAGGTCTTATCAAACTGTGTTTCATAATCCACATATTGTTCCAATTCAAACTCTTTAGGGAAACGAACTGGAAAAGAAATCACATCTTCCTTGGTAGGATTAGGTTTCTTCAGATAGGTAAACTTCAACTTCTCACCCTCTTGAATCAATGGGTATCTCTTAGTGAGTTCCATCTTTTTAAGCAGGTGATTATACATGATGGCACCACGAACATGAATTGGTGTACCTTTTTTATATAGTGTAGTTGAATCAGAATAATCTCTCAAACCATTGATACCACGGGGAAAAGATATATCTTCTACCGGCAATTTCTTGAACTCTTCACGGAAATCCATAATGAATTGTTGGACAGTTTCTTCATCAGTATTAATAATCAACCGAATCGTCTCACGCATCTTTTCACGAATGGCATATGGTGTGGATGATTTAACAACCTCTAGACCCATAATCTTCATTTGAGGTTCGTTGTATTGAACACCCTCATTGTTATACACATTCATCACATAACGCTTCTTGGCAGTCCAAAATGCTTTGTTGGCCAAGGCTTCACGCTTCATTTGCATTTTTTGTTCATATGCATTAACGTATGTAGCAAGCTCTTGATAACTCGTATCAATAAACGGTTGTATCTTTTCTTCACAGACCTTGTCCATGAACTCGATAACCTTAATTCCTGGTGTTGATATTTTGCCTCCCGCACCAAACACTTTGTTAACAAGCGGGCCAAGTTTAAGGTAAATCGAATCTGTATCTGAAGCAATAACATAATCACTTTGGGTTCCTAATAGTTTATTCATATATTGGTTGAGTTTATTCTCAATCCAACGAATCGATAATTGACCAGCAGTAGTAACACCAAGTGCCATACGCAAATCATAGAATCGGAAATATTGAGAACCCATCGCACCATAAGCAGAGTTCAATGAAACCTTCTTGGCCAATTGCAGGTTATTATAACGAGCAACCAACTTATCTATTTCATGTTTCTTTTTAGGGTCAGTTTCGTTCTCATACTCTTGTTGTGCCTTCAACATCATCTTCTTAAACTTCTTCCGATCCTCATACATTTCTACCATCATCATTGGTAAGAAACCTTGTTTATCGGTTCTAAAGAATTGGCCATTAGGTGTAATTGTTACACCCTTTAAACCTGAAGTGTCGATTTTCTTTTCTAACATTTCATCAACAGTAATACCGTCAGAAACAATCTTACGCATTTCTGGTGAATAATCATACGGCTCTACCAATGTTTCTGGTGAAATGTTATATTGAATCATTAAGTGTGGATATAGACTGTTCAAGTCGAATGAAGCAATCCAGTCATGCATGCCGACCTGTGGGTCTTTAACATAGGCACCTTCAAATGCGGAATCTTTACTCTTAACAATTCGTGGTGGTACAATAATCTTCTTCTCTGAAAGATAGGAATAAATCATTGAATCCCACATACGGGTCTGTGCAAACACATCATCGTAATTACATTTAGTATCGTAAGCAAGGGTCAAAGCCAATTCAATCAACTTCAACTTATCTTCGAGTTGTACAATCAATTGAACGTCTTTAATGTTATACTCAATAAACTTTTGATAGTTTAATCGATACAGTTCATTCAAGTTATCATACTCATCATACGACAACTTATTCTCACCAAGTTCTACGCTGGCAATATTATCCAACTTATAAGATTCTTGTGATTTACCACCTGGCGCATACCATTTGTATAGTTCGATATAATCAAGTGCAGCCACACCAGAGATTGTATATGACTTCTTCTCTTGGCCTTTAAACACGAATGTTCTATCCCACACATTATTCCATGGAGATAGTTTTCTTGTTTCATCTTCACCAAGAATCTTATTGAAACGATTGATGATATATGGAATATCAAAGCCATCAATGTTCCAACCAGAAATTACATCAGGACAATTCTCTTGCCAATATTGTAGAAACCGTTTACAAAGGTCATACTCATCTTTACACTTAACATAGATTTCGGTACCTTTGAGTTCATAGTCACCGCAACCAAATACAATCATCTCTTTATTGAGATATTGCATGCCGATAGCGGTGATTGGTTCGTTGGCTTTATATGGGTCAGGAAATCCGTTTTCAGAACCCACCTCGATATCGACAATTGCAACAGAGACTTCATTAATGTCCCAATCGATTTGACCTTTATGATTGTCTGCGATAAACGCATACTCATATCGGTCCATGCCAAAGATTTTGAAATTGGAAATATCATCATACTTCTTGACGAAATCTCTTGCTTCACGGATAGATTCAAACTTCATTGGCTCAACAGGTTCGTTGAACAATGTTTTATATTCAGATGGTTTATTGGAAAGTAAATATAAAGTCGGTGAGTATGGGATTTTCTCTTTTACTCGCCGACCATTCTTTACACCTCGGTATAGGATATTGTTACCTTGAACAGATATGTTTGTATAGTATTTACTCATTCAAACATTATATCACACATTTGGAATTGCAGAGGCAATCTGTATTCCTGAACCAAAGACTTGATTGTATTGATTCTCCAACTCTACAATAGGCAAAGTAATACAGAGTACATCATTCATACTGAAGTTAATACCTGTTTTGAAATCGGCAGCATACTCCAAAAATGGTGCAAAGGCCAAATTAGGACCATCCTTCGTTGGTTGCATGATTACTTGTACCGGCTCTTTCACGGTAACTAAATCACCCACAATTTCCGTTTTGGCCATGATTGTGTGGTTTGTTTTAAATGTAATTAACTTAATCATCTTCTCTCCGTTTAAACTGTTACAGGTGTGTTACCATCGAGTACACCAATAGTAACCCAGCGTTTTGGGAACAACATTTCTTTACCAACAAAATCCTTCATGTCAGCTGTTGGGTCTGGAACAAAACCAAGAACTTCTACTTGGTTATCAAACTCACGGAGAAATAAATCGTACCTTTCGGCTCTTGGAAGTTTATATTCTACTGCTAGTTTTTTTGCAAGTTCACGAATTTCACGGGTGTTCATACTTTTAATTCCTTTTTATAAATTTACTTAGGTTAACTACGATTATTGATTTCCTTTTAGGCGTGAAATGACGTTATCAATTTCTTGTCTAATCGTTATATTACTATAAGGAATCCAACATTTAATATGATGCAGAAATGCAATAAGTTCTCTAACATCCATTAAACTTTCTCCACTTCTACATTACATCTTTCTAAAAAATCTGTACCATTAGAATCTCGATACGAATTTCTATAAAATACTTTTTTGATACCGGCAGTATAAATTTGTTTGGCACAATCTATACAAGGTGCATGAGTGAGAAACATTATAGATTCATTACCAGATTCGGTGCCTTTGGCCAATTTAGCAATCGCATTTGCTTCCGCATGAATTACCTCAGGTTTAGTTTTGGTCGTTATTGTATCGTCAGATAACTGTATGTAATCTTCACACTCATTTGTCCAACCAGAAGGCATGCCATTATAACCAATAGATATGATTCTATCATCTTTAACTACAATGGCACCAACCTGCAATCTCTTGGCGGATGATAGCTTAGCAAATCTTTCAGCAACATCCATGTATGCGAATACGAACTTATCTTTCATTTATTTCTTCTCAGGACCACAATCGAATTCACCAGATAATTTAAATGCATCTGCAATTTCTGGAATAGCACATAGTCGTGCCATAGCAGTCTTTTTAGCACCCAACTCATTCAAACGAACAGAAGCTCTTAATGCCACACAATGATTATCTGTCCATGTTGAACCTAAAGCAACACCCAAACTCAAACCTTGCACAGCAGCTGATGATGAACCCATACATGAATCAACACCACCCGAATGGAAGATATTAGGTGCAATTGCAGATGAAGCAATATTAGGTGTATTGTTCGTACTTGAATTGTTTACATTCACATTAGAACTACCACCGGAACCACCGTTAGCTGTACCACCAGTTGCAGTTGCTCTATTAGTGTTACGATTCGTTGAGTTACCACTACCAGTTACACTACCGCCAGTAGCATTAGCAGTATTATTGTTACGATTCGAATTACTATTAGTATTCTTATTAGAATTTTCAATATTATTCGTATTAGTATTATTATTTGTATTGGTATTTGTACCGGTTACATTATTAGTATTGGTGTTAGTGCCATTAACAGTATTTGTATTACTTCCTGAACTTCCAGAACCAGAATCTTCACTAGCAAATACTGTTCCTAAAAAACATAATGCAATTAAACATGATATAATCTTTTTCATTTTTTACCTTTAGTTATTTTACAATCAATTCATAATCTTCTTTACCACAACCACACTCAGGACAAGTAAAATCCTCTGGTAAATATGACCAAACACCTTCTACTTCTTCATCGTGAACATGGCCACATACTACACAAATATGTTCTGACAGTTTTTCCATTATAGATTCTCCAGTTGTTGTTTGTAAGCATTTGCATGTCGTTCTTCAATTTTAGCCAAAGCTGCAAATCGTTTCTCGGCTTTAACTAATACTTGTTTAAATTGTTCCGCATGTTCTTTAGATTCTTCAATCTGTTCGGTAAATTCCTTACTAGCGTTAGCAAGTCCTTCACTAAAAGCTTGACTTCTAAATTCAGGATACATTGTGGTGAATTCATAAGTTTCACCTTCAATTGCTTTTTCTAAACACTCTTTAGTTGATGGTTTACCAATCAACAATTCGAGGTGACCCCAAGCATGAATAATCTCTTGGTCTGCCGTGTGTTCAAAGTGTTTTGCTATATCTTCGAATCCCTCTTCACGAGCAATCTTAGCAAAGTATCGATATTTGATATGTGCCATAGATTCGCCAGCTAAGGCCGATTCTAAATTTTTTAATGTTACTGACATAATTTTCCTTTTAATTAAATTTGAACATATTGTAATTCGAACATATCTGCTCTTGCTTCATGTCCATCGTAACCTCTAGGATTACAAACAACTCTAGTGGTGCCTAACATATAATCAAATGGGTCATGTGTATGACCATGAGTCCACAATTTAATCTGTGGTCTATCCATAATGAATTCAACCAAATCACTATGATATGCACCGTTCATTATCTGGTCATGTGCATACTTCTGGTGACAACTAAATGTACTTGGTGTATGATGACCAACAACCACAAACTTCTCATTATATTGGCCTTCTGTTATATGACGAATAAAGTCCAACATCTTCTTATGTTCTTCTACTGTATCTTCAGGACAAAACTTACTAGGTTCTTCCTTAAACTTGTATGAGATTGGTCGCATAGCACCATTTTCATCTTTGATGAAACGGCCACCATTTTTACCATCTTCAGTATATAATAGATTTTCTTCGTAGATTGGAACTTTACGATTCAACATACGATTACTATTCTTTATACAATGAAAATCACTCATTGAAGATTTGATATGCATCAATGTCAAAGGGTCTTCCTTATTCATATCAGTCCACAAAGTACCACCAATAAAAGTAACATCCTTATAATTAAAGATTTCTTTTTCCAAGATGTGTAGATTATCCAAGTAATACAACATCTCTCTTAGATGGCGATGTGTGTACTTGAAATCACCATGATAATGTTCGTGGTTACCCATAACATATACAACCTGTGGAAACTGAAGGCAACAATTCTTAAAGAAATCATGTATTCTTTGTGATTTATTGGCAAAAGCTGCATGGTCTTCCATCAAATCTTTGGCAACACAAATATCTCCACTCAGGATTAAAACATCAGCCTGTTGGTCGTTGTGTAAGGTGATATCACCGAATTCTAGGTGAAGGTCTGAACAGATAGCAATTTTCATAATGCAACCATTATAACACAAATTATAAAAAGGTGCGGTAAATAACCGCACCCACTAGTCAATTACTCGGTAAGTAACTGTTTATTGCCTACTACATTAATTGGAATTTTCTTAGGTTTCAATTCATCAGGAATGATTTTATCCATTTCAATGGACAAGATACCATTCTGAAGAGAAGCACCTGTTACCTTTAGCACAGCACCAAGGTCGATGGTTCTGTGGAAGGCTCTTGTAGCAATACCATGGTGTACATATTCCAACTTTTCACTCTTGTTTTCAATTTTACCACGGACATGTAATACATTATCCACAGTTTCAATATCTATATTGTCATCGCCATAACCGGCCAATGCCATTTGCACAGTAAAACCTGTTTCGGTTTTAATAATATTGTGATGAGGGAAAGTTGGTTTTCCATTTTCTAGATGAAAGGTTCTAAGCAACTCATCGATTGGAAAAAAGTTATTGTGAATCAAAGTCATGTTTTATCTCCTTAAATTAAGCAAGTTTCATTTTACCATCCCGAAGGCATGGTGTACTGGTTACGGGATCCAGCGGCATCGTAGCGTCATGCCCGCTTTAAAACGCTTCGTAACTTAGCGGTCCTAAGGTGAAGCCTGTATGATTATTTATAAATCAATAATCAGTTTTTTTCTTACCAATTGTATATTTACTGACTAATTCCCACTCATCTTTTTCTTTATAGGATATAATCTTAATTTGATGAATAGGTGCCAAATTACCTTCAATCTTGGACTTTTCTTCCTTTAGAATCTTTAACAGACTCCATTCTTCAAGTAAATTTACAATTGCATTTCTACGCTGTATATCATTATCTGTAATTGTTGATGGTTTACCATCTAAAGCAAACAATTCTTTAAAATGTAAAATCACATATCTACCTTGTTTGTGTAGTATATGGCAAGACTGGTATAATACTTTTTCTTTTCTAGAGGAAACACCGATTCTCGTTAGTGTCTCACGAACCTTCAAAAAGGCATCCTCATCATCTAGTGCTATTTCAACACCAACTCCCTTAAAAATATCGGACATTTCATTTCCTTAATCCACCGATTCCGGTTTGTTCTTTTAGTTTTTGGATTTGTTCATCACTAAGTAGGCGCAGGACTTCTTTGGCCTTAATGTCAGAATATTGAAAGACTTTCTTGATACATTCTAAATCTTCACTTTTTTCAGACTTAACCCACTTTGCAAACGGCCTCTTACGAGACCTTACGGTATTTATAAGGAACGAATTTTGACACTTTTTATCGAGATGGTGTCTCTGGTTCATCTCATTGGCATACAAAATGCAATCATAATGGTAGGACAATGCTCGGTTTACAAGAAACGGTGCATAGTCCTTTTCTGTTGATTCATCCACGATGAGGTTCTTCTTACCATAAAGAATCTCATTTACATAATCAAAGGGACTGCTCATACGAAACCCATCTTTTTCTCTTTTTTAGGATTGGTGTTTTGTTGTTTATAAAACACCTCTGCTAATGAGTATGTATCCGATTTAGACTCTTTTTCGTCAAACGGAATGTCAAGTTTACCAGCCAAAATCTTTGCTTCTTCTAATGTGTAGTTATCAAAACTAATCACATCAAAGCAACGACCTGGTCTTGTCAAAGCCTCATCAACATCACGAACTGATGGTAAATTGGTGGAGAAGATTAACTTCTTACCTTTGAGACTGATAAGGCCATCACCTACGTTTAGAAAACGATGCATCATTCCATTACCCTCATCACGGGGTCTTAGAAAGTTATCGGCATCTTCAATCACCATAACACCAGCATCACCCTCGATAAACTGAGCAAAGACATAATCTCTTTCCAAAATCTTTTCATCATAGGTAACAATAGCATTTCTCTGTGCATGGTGTAATAGACCACGAATGAAAGTTGTCTTACCTGTTCCTGGCGGACCAATCAATAAAAGAATTGAAGCAGAAGAATCCATGAAACGATTATAATATTCTTCCACGGTTTCATCGCCAAGGAAAGGATACATTTCGGAGATTGGAAGTTTCTCTGGCATTAAAGGAATGTTAATAGAAGAACCATCACTTGAATAAATCCATTCAATATGACATGCAGCCACTTCAAACTTCTCTAACAAATCTTCATGTACGAACTTAACAAATTCACTTGAACCATATGCCTTAACTTCAACAGAATTAGAACTGATAGAGTAATCAAAGAAATTCAATTCTTCTTTATCAAAAACAATACCATCTGTTTTACCATACTGAATAAGTTGGTATGAGTTCCAATCAGATTCAATATAATCAAACCATTTAATCCGGTCTGTAACCAACTCTTCATTAACTGTGTGTGTATTTAAACCAGCATCGGTTCTTTCAGCAACAACTTTGGTGATGAAGTGGTCGTTTAACGAGGCAGCTGCCAAGAAATATTCACTTTGAACATCACCTTTATATTCATCTAATTCCATCATATATCCATTCTTTGTTGTATCTTCACGGTATTTCGTAAGTGCGGTGGAATCACTCATGTTATTCCATTTACGAGCTTCACTACGAGACTTCATCTTATTTCTTTTTCTTTTTTTAGCTTGAGTTTTAATTCTGCGGTTTATCATGTTGCGAACACGAACTAAATCACCAATGTCTGCGATGCTAGTCATCAGTTAAACTCGCAAGAGCCCATCAACTCAACCAAGCACGCTACAAGATTAATTTCACCATCAGCAACAAACGCTTGTTTGTATTGATAGTCAGCTAGAATTAAAACGGCTTGCGGAATAGATGCTGGTTTCATAATGTCATATAGAGCATCATACAACTGGCGAAACACAATATTGGCATCGAAATCACCACTTGCAACCCATTTACGAACAGAACCAAAATCTTTTTCTTTTAGATTTTTAACCACTTCTGAGATGGAGATATTGGCAATCTGTGCAAGAACACCAGTATCAATCTTACCAAACTGTGAGTAACGCTGTAGTTCATTGATAACACGGCGAAAGTCTGGAAAGTATTTCTTGATTAATTCTGCAATTACCTTATCATCATACTCAACTTTTTCACTTTGCAAAATACTACGGATACGAACAAAGAAGTCTTTGGCCATCGAGGCCTTCTCAGCACTCTTTAATGTAAAGTCAATAACCGCACATCTTGAATGTAATGGTTCAATAATCTTGGTTTTGTAATTACAGGTAAAAATGAATGAACAATTGACTGAATACTCTTCAATTGCATTACGGAGAATTGCTTGTGCATTAGGTGTTAAGTAATCTGCCTCATCGATAATGATAACTTTTCTACCACCAGATAAAGACATTGAGGTTGCATAGTTTCTAACCTTGACACGAATAGTATCTACACCATTCTCATCAGAACCGTTAAGAACCAAATAATCACAACCAACTTCTTTACACATAGCTTTCGCTACGGTTGTTTTACCTACACCGGGACCACCAGCAAGAAGGAGATTCGGAATGTTTTTCTGATTAACATATTCCTGAAAAGGTTTCTTTAACCTTTCAGGTAGAATACAATCCCGAATCGTTTGAGGCCTGTGAGTTTCCACCCACAACAAATTTTCCATCATATAAATCCTTCATCAAATTAAACTTCACTAAGCCTTGTTGCAACTTCCATATAATTATCATTTAATACAATGAATTCACCATCATAAAAAACGAGAGTTGCACCAATCGGTGTTTCTTTCACATACTTCACAGTATCAGGATTCACAGCCAAAGATTGGCCGGAATCCTTGTTGGTAAAATATTTAAACTTCATATTAACCCTTTGTAAAGGTTGAACCAACTTCTGTGGTAATCCAATATTCTAAAGCAAACTTCTTGTTGGAGAAATGTGAAATACCCTTTGATGAAATCTGTACAACATAGGCACCAGCAAGAATCTTGGAGATGTTTTCTGTTTTGAAAATCATCTTGAACTTACTACCAGTACCAGCTACATCTAACTTCAATGATTCGGTATGTGCTGAATCATTTGCGGTATCAACAGTATTCAAAGATACGGATTCACCATCAGATTCAACGGAGATTTGTGGTGAACCAAGAACATTGGCTGCATCCATAATCCAACGGAAATCTTCAGCAGACAATTCAAAAGAAATCTCAGCATCAGGCATTGTGATATTCTTTTCAGGTGGTGTTACAATCATAGTAGGTTCACAAGCACGATACTTGATTTTACTACGACCTTTTAAGCCAGAGATTACAACATTCTTAGAATCAAACTCTAAGCTTAAATCATCTTTGTGTAGTGAAACTACCGAAAGAAATTCATTCAAGTCATAGATACCAAAATCAGATGGAATTTCATCCGCAATTTCAGCTGTCGCCAAGATGTTTTTGTGGGAAGAAACAGTTTTAAGTGTTTTACCTTGTTTGAGGTAAATACCAGAATTGATGTTTCCAAAGTTTTTTAATACTGCAAGGGTGTTATCAGATAATTTCATTTTAATACCTTCATAATTAAGTTTTATCGACAGAGTATATTGTATCATGTTCGTATAGAAACATGAGGCAACATAGAGCATGTGCTAGGTGATTCTTGCCTGATTCGGGGTCATTTTGTTGGCCGTTTTTCCAATCCCATAAATGCCGTTGAGCGGCATCAAAGTATCGGCGTTTAGAATCAGGTACATGTATCCAATTATTCGGTTCGTATTTCTCGGCACCGAATGTTAGGATTTCAACAGTTGCTTTTAATGCATTTGGTGGAAGTAAACCATACTGAGGTTTACCACCATCAAACTTACGACCACCAGAAGTGGCCGTTTGTGAAGCTTTAATAATGTCTTTACTTGAAGCATCTTCATAACCGGGGTGATAAGGAGCTTCAGAAACCAATCTATCTTTTTCCAACATTATTTTAATCTTCTCTTCTTCTGGAATTTCAGATAAAATAAAAGTTGACATTATAGTTTACCTGTAAAGTTAGCAACAGCTGGCATATTACCTGCGAAAGCATATGTACCAACGTGATGTGTTTTCATCCAAGGACATAAGTAAATTTGTCCACCAATTTTACGCCACATCTGGCAAAACATATAATCTTCACTTAGATAACGGTCAGAACCACCACCAGTAATAGAATCTTTATAATCAATTACTGTATCAAAGTAAGCATGAATGTACCGTGTACCATCAAAGTTAGCTTGACCTACATGGTCAGGTTTGTAATGAATAGTTGGATAGGCATCACGCATTTTGTCAAAGACTGTACGATTGACCATCATGTAACCTGTACCAATTTCCATCACTTCTAATGGTTCTGTTACAGAGAATGATTTAGTTCCTTTTACCACATTAAAAACATAATCACCAACAAGACCCTCTAATTCTTTAGGATCCATATCAGGATGTTTTCGTGCAGCTTCAGCAACATTCTTCCAGTTAATTGCTTTCTTAGGATAGGGACCACCAACAACATCCTTATCTAAGGCAAGTAATGCTACAATATCTTGAGCATTAAAGTTAATGTCAGAATCGATAAAAAGTAAGTGTGTGTAATCTGTGCGAAGAAACTCATCAACCAAATAGTTACGAGCTCTAGTGATAAGTGATTCGTTAAACAGGAATGAGAATTTAACTTCTACTCCATATTTTGACATTGTGTTTTGTAAATCTAGAATTGATTTAATGTATAGGCCATGTGCCATGCCACCATACATTGGGGTAGCGACAAAAAGTTTTTTCTTTCTTAATTCGTCAACTGAGACTTGAATTTCCATATTATATACCCATAAAATAAAAAGAAGGAGAGGATACTATTATATATCTTCTCCTTCTAACTTTTGCTAAACTATTTTAGGCAAAAGCACGTTCGCCAGATTGGCGAACAGCGGCAATACCAGCAGCGACAATGCGCTTAGTTGGTGTGCCGAGACGATAGAAAGAAACTTTCTCGCCATTTGCATTAATGCGGCTATTCAAATAAATCGCATTACCATCGTTACGCAAATCATTGATGACTGCTGATGGGTTAGCAACACCGAAAGTTGATTGCATTTTTTGTGCTGTCAAGGTGTTATATTGGCTGTCTTTAGACAGGTATGCTAGGACTTTAGATTTAACGCTCATTACGAAATACTCCATTTAAATGTGGTCTCAAGGTTTGTGGTATTCAAGAGGAGACCTTTCTCTCGAATTAGATATAATTATAACAGGTTTTTAAACTGTTGTCAAGCGATTATGCGGCAATTGTTTCTTTTACAATCTTATTACCCTTAGAACGATTGTATTTACGGCATACAAGTTCAAGATTATCTAAGGTTGTTTTACCGCCTTTAGAATATGGAATAACATGGTCAGCTTCCCATAAACCGTGATTTTGAACCTCATCTTCTGGAATTATTTTACCAGTTTGAGGACATACACCTTCTTGTTGAACCCAACATTGATATCGTTGAATATTAGTTGCCAATCTCTCAACATCAACCTCAGTAACGATACCTGGTTTAATCTTTTGGAAATCTTCTAAGATAACATCCAAACGAGCAGGTAAAAACTTACTAGATGTGGCAGCACCAATTGAAATATAATTCAACTCAGTTCCATTATCCAAGGTAACAATTTTACGGTCGATATTAGCAACACGTTTATTTTCTGTTGCCATAAACCATTTGAAAAAAGCCTCATTATCTAAGATTTTAATTTTCATCTTATTGATATGACAAACTAACATAAACAAATTAGTTAATGTTGAAGTTTCTTTAAAACCTTTGTGACCATATTTTTGAATTAATGATAGTGTATCAACAATGTCTTTGTTGCCACCTTTTTTATTGACATATAACGAAACTAATGAACCATCGGTATAGGCATCAAATTTATCTTTCTTAGAAATACCATGAGAAGGTCCGAAAGCACCGCATACAGTTAAGTTGACAATTTGTTCATCAATTTTCAAACGGTCATTACCTTTTTTAAAGATATGTTCGAATGCTTTTTCATATTTCTTTGAAGTTTCACGAACATAATCGGCAAAAGGAACAAGAATAGCGTTACGGCGTTCTTGGTCATTTAATGTATAACCATCATTAATGTTAATAAACAAACGGGATAAATCTTCCCGTGAAGCAACAATGTATTCACAGATAGTGAGCATTACATTATCACGGATATGTTCTTTGAAAGTTTTTGGATGTGTTTTAAAAGTGTTATTATTGTTGGTAATAACCACAGGATTATTACCAGGAAGGTCATAAGTACCATTTTGAATGGCAACTTTACTTTCTAAGTAATCGGAAATTGCTTCTGTACGATTATTACCGTCAATTGCAACTTTATCAAATCCCTGATTAATATAATTTTGGAAATATTCAAAATCAGCAGTATCTTCTTGGATTTGTTTTATACATTCTTCAATGTTGGCAACAATGATTTTAGATGGTGCCTGTCCAATGATTAGTGAAGTAATATATTTACTTTTTTGATTACTATCCCAACAACCAGAACGGTTGAAAGATTTGTCTAATTTCGTTTTCACACGAAACGCTGTGATTTTATCACTAATTAATTTATAGTGTCGGTCAATTCCAACGGTTACTTTTACTGCTTTTATAGATAAAGACATTTTTAGATTCCTCATATTAAGTTAAGGTCTTACAAAGATCCGTTTTCATATCAAATTAAAAACGGGGTGTTAAATGAGACTGTAAAATACAATCTCATCTAATTAAGTATAATTGTATCACACTAATACAATTATTTGTGGTAAATGTTATACAGGCACTTGTTCATTTACCGGTTGTTCAATTTCAGGTTCTGGTTCAGGTGCCAAAATCTGCTCAGCTGTCGCACCACTATCAACCTTAGTGTACAAATCAAGGAAGGACGCTTTGGTGTCATCATCAAAACGATTTAAACACATACCAAGTGCTTTCATCTTATCACCAAAGATACCGAAAGTTTCTACAATATGTACCAAACGGCGAGTAGAAATCACTTCATCACAACCGCCATCGGCAAAAGTTTTACGAATAACATCTGCCCAAGTAACTAATTTGTCGGCAAAATCATCATCAGGTTTACCAACAGCAGTAAGTTCTTTACTGATAATTTTCTTTTCAACCTTTACAGTAGGCCAATCTTGTTCCATGGTGTTACGGAATCTTTCCAAGAAAGCTTCGTTAAGCACATTAGTAAACATGTAACGACCATCATCAGAACCTTTACCTTTAGTATTGGCAGTAGCGAATACTGTAAAACCAGAGGCAGGTACAATCAACTCACCTTTCTTTTTCAACATGAATGGTTTGCCTTCAAGTACACGCTGTAATGAGGAAAGATTTTGAGCACCATAATCAATTTCATCAATACAAAGTACCGCACCTTGACGAGCAGCCGTGGTAACGGGACCATCACGCCATTCCATATTACCATCAATCAAAACATAGTTACCAAGTAAATCACTTTCATCGGTTTCAGGTGTCATTGAGATACAAATAAATTTACGCTTTGCCTTGGCACAAGCTTGTTCTACTGACATTGTTTTACCATTACCAGAATGGCCAGAGATAAAAACAGGGAAGAAACGATTTGATTGAACGATAGAGAGAACATCATCAAAGTTACCAAATGGTACATAATTTTTATATGCCTTAGGAACCAAATCAGTAATATCTAAATCGGTAACAACATTAACGATACGATTAGTACCTTCACTTGATACTTTTTTCACCATAGGGATAACCTGTGCTTGCATTTCAATTGTTTGAGGAACTTCCACAGGTTGTGTAGAACCCGGAACTTTATAGAGACCACGGCTTATACGATTTTCTTCATCATTAGTAAACCAGTATGGATGGGCAATTTTTTTCTTGGAACAAATATCTTTAATTTCTTGGACAGTAATCTCACTTTTACCAGAGGCAATCAAAGCATTCATAAACATTTCACGAATTTCAACACGTTTACTCATAATATATAAAACTCCATATTCATTTAATCAAATACCATTATAACACAGGCTGGTGGATTTGTCAACCAGCCTGTTGCTTAAAAACAACACTAGGCCGCTATACCTTGTATAAACTTGGAGACTAGTACACGGTTTAATGCCTTCTTTTTATTGAATTTCATAAATGCCGTTTTCAATTTACTTGAGGTAACTTTACCATCAATTTCAATTTCTTCTTCTTCAGTTTTCAAATCATTACCACCAAGTACAAAGAAAAATGAATTGAAGCCATGTGGGTAAGAAACTATAAATTTTTCACTTTTAAATTTCTTAACTAATTGTACTTCCAAATCATTACCAATCCAAGCACCAGTTTTAGTAACAAGGTCTTTACGCAAATCGGAAAGTGTTTGACCTTCAGGACTAACATAACGATTGATTAAAGTATTCTTATGATATCTATCGGTACCCATTAAAAAGAAACCAAATACTTTAGCACCAGTTGTTTGTTTGAACCATGTTAAAACAGCGGCATTCATACTATCATAAACATTGTAATCACTACTTAAAGTGGTTTCAAATTTATTGGAATAATCACGAACAACCACATTCGTACCACCAGTATATAATCTTTCAGAGCCAGTCCATTTACGAATTTCACCAGTTGAGATTGTTCTCTCACGCATTACACATTGACTGGATGTATTATCAGCATCACCATCATGTATAATAATTAAACTACACAAATCAAGATTAAACCTCTTACGAAAATCTTTCATAATATAACCACATGCATAAATTGCCTGTGTTAATGGTGTATTAGAAAGGTGTTCACTTTCAGGTCTTTGAATATTAAGTTTATCTTCATACTCATATGATTTTTTCAAGATAATCATATTACGCATACTTTGAGTATATTCAACATTACTCATACTTGAATTGAGGTATTCACGCAAACGAACTGTACCAAAATAAATGTTACCATCTTTTTCTTCAAAAGAAACATGTTTTTCGGAAGTATATCTTAATCTCTCTTCTTCATTATGTTTGATACCTAAATCTTCAATATGTGCCTCAGCAGAATCACCAAAGCCATATACTACAAAAGGAATATTCACTTTACGGCAGAACATAGTTAGAACCAAAATCTGTTCAATAGAACCAGCCATATTCTTTGACATTGAACCAGACTTATCAAGTAACAGAACCAAACCGTGGTTCTTGCCTTTAGGTGTCAACATCACCTTACGGAAAATATTGTCATCAAATTTATAACCAGCTAACTTGCCAATATCAATATCACCAGTATCAGACAATTTTGATTTAGAAAATGCTTTAGCTGCCTTACGCATTTCAAACTCTTTGGCCAAAAGACCAACATATCTTTCATTTTTTTGTTTAAACTCATTGACCCACTTGGTTGCTTCAGATAACGGCAATTTTCTATCACTAACATATGCTGAAGTTGGAACACCATACTTGTAAAAGTTGGTTAATTGTTCTTGTACACGTTTTGCAGGTGTAATGATATTCTTTAAAATAGGTTTAGGTAAGTTAACATAAACATATGGTTTACATTTTTCATCTAACAATAAAGATTCTTTTTCACGGAATGAATCATCTGTTACACATTCAGGATCATATTGGTCGAAATCGGACTCTTGCGAATCCTTAAAACGATTGGCTTCACCATCGGAATCATCTTCATCAGATTCATCATTTTCAGCTTCATCATCTTTTTTGGATGAATTAGCTTGAGTTTTCTTCTCTTGTTTTTTATCTGCCTTATCGGACTCTTTGGTATTTTCAGCATCATCATTCTTGGTTTCTTCACCGCCATCGGATTCTTCTAAGTCACCACCATCACCTTCTTCAATGTCATAATCGCCATCGCCGTATTCATCTTCAGCAAATTCAAAATCATTCATTTGGGTGGCCATTTCAAACTGTTCATCCTTAGAATATTCATAAATTTCTTCTGTAATACGGAGTACATCAGCCCATGTTTCGGCATTTTGAACTTTATCAACCATGAAAGTTTCTTCATTGGTAAATTGAATCCAAGTGGCAGACCATTGTGATTTACTATAAAGATTTAAACGGTCAATAAAAGGCATATCATTGATATTGCGGTCATTAATACCAAAAAAGTTACGCTTCATCAATTCTGAATAAGCAGTTTGAAAGGAAGGTTTAAGGCCTGGATATTTGCGTTTAACTTTTTTCTCGATACGGGCATCTTCAACCACATTCAAGAATGATTTATAATTGCGACCTTTTGATTTGTCGCTAACAACATCATGCCAACCTTCTGGCGGAGTATAAAGTGCATGGCCAACCTCATGCCCACAAAGTAGGTCATAAAGAGTACCAGTCATGTTTTGCCAAATTGGGAGATATAAAACACGGTTTTTAGTATCAAATTTAGCTGTACTAATTTTTTGGTGTTCTACACGGAGATTTTCTGTAGCCATTAGCTTGGCTAGTTGAGATTTTTGTTCTACTGTAAATGCCATAATATATAAGTTCCTATTTCACAATTTATACACCATTATAACATGGGTATACCGAAATGTCAAGCAGCTGTGTTGTATGGAAACAACACTCTGGAAGTCTTACCAGTAAAGAGTGGAGCGAGGCCTAGGATTTGCACCTAGCGGGTAGATTGGTCACCTAACCTGTTCTAAAACACCTCGCATTTGGAGCGGTGGTCTGCTATGCTCAGATAATATAAGAGGGTATCTCACATCGTACTATTACACACCGCATAATAACTATATTATAAACTACTTTGAATCAAAAATCAAGCCTTTTTAAGGCAAATGTTATTATCTACCGACTTGATTAAGGTACTTTGCTCTTGTTTCTTCCCAATTCATATAAATCAAATCATCGAGGAACAAAATGTCGTGGGAAACTTTATCTTTCTTTTTCAAGAAACCAATACGGCCACGGGCATGTTTTTCTTTCCAAACTTTTACAAGAGCTTCATAACTGGAATCAAACTTTTTAACCAGTTGATTCTCTTTAATTTCACCACGCAAAAATTCATTTGTATTGGTATATAGTTCACTAAAGTAAATACCACGAGCATGGTCTGAACGAGTAATTTCTTTAGGAATTTTTAACTGAGACCATGCATATTGTAATGAACGATTCTTATGGTCTCTTTTATATGGTTGGCCACCTGGTTTAGTTGCCACATACCATTCGAAATATTTACGAGTATGTTTAGACTTCAACCAATCTCTAATCATATAAATTGTTTCTTTTTCTGGTTCGTATGATACTGAACCTGAGGTGAAACCCATCTTATCCCAATAATCTAAACCATCGTATTGAGATAAACCATTAGCTTTAGTGTTACCATATAGTGATGTAGTTGTTACGCCAACCATAACATCTCCATACTGTTTCTTCCACAATCTTTGCACTTCATCAGATAAACACAATAATGATAATAACTTACCACCAACATAATTATAACCTAGTGGTTGTGTTGGTACAATAGAAGAACCAATACCTGTATGGTTAATCATACCACCTTGTGTTTTAGGTCCTCTCTCCCAACCAATGTGTTTATCTCTTGGAGTTAAATCAAGAAAATCAGAAGAGATTGTAATTACACCAAGATACTTACCTGTCTTGTTATCTTTCACAACAAAGTGTAGATTACGGCCAATATTACTATTATTGCGGCCATTCGTAATGAATGATTTTAAAGCATTACACTTGATTGATAAGTCTTTACTTCTTTCGGTATCATATTTAATAATAGAACCATCAAGGCCAGTTTTAGTGGCAGAACCTGAATCATCGGTGTATTCAAGTACGGGTTCTAAATCAAGGTAAGAATCTGGATGTTCAGGTATCCAAATGTTGCTTTTAGCTTCTTGAATATGTTTTGCTTGTGTAGGATTCTGTAAGAAAGTTTCTTCATCGCCAAAGACTGTATTAACAGTTTCGGTAGGAAACTTAGAATGAATCTCATGCCACTTTTGATAGAGTGTATATTCTTTAACATCCATCTTAGAGACATATGTTAATTCTTTAATGATTCTTTCACGCAAGATGTCCTCATCAACAACAGGTAAACTATCAGCTGGGTTCTCATCTAAGAACTTTTCCCATTGGTCTTTCACATTATCAACATCACTCATTATTTTAATCTCGTATATTTCTTCATTAATTTAGATTGTTTCTTTTTGGCCATCTGCAAGGCAACGGGACCAACATGTGAAACAAATTTCGTACCATTCATGTGGTCAAGTTCATGTACGAAACATCTTGCGGTTAAACCTTCAAGTTTAGTTTGTTTAGTTTCGCCATTCTCATCAGTATATTCTACTCTGACCCACGATGGTCTTTCTATTTTAACATACAAACCTAGAAAAGAGAGGCAACCTTCATTGTCTTTTATTAAGTCTGCCGATGATTCAAGTATCTTTGGGTTAATACAGGTCATGGCATAATCACCAGCACCAATAACAAATGCTCTTACATATACACCGCATTGATTAGCCGATAGACCTATGCCGCCATACATTTTCATAGTAAATCTCAATCGTTTTACCAGATTTGTCATCACAGGATTAGGAAGTGGATCGGTGTATTCAGGCATTACCATACTCAACATTGTACTGTTTTCACCAAACAATGGAAGTGGTTCTATTCTTTCCTCTTTAACCAAACCGGCCGAGGTATCAATTGTTAACATTTCACTCATTTACTCACCTTTGAAAAATTCTTTTCTTTTACGAATCGTATTACATTACTAAATTTATCTTGTAGTATATCACCTTTATGGGAGATTACAAAGATATTCACATCTTCAAGCATATGCAAAATATTCATTAGATATTCTGTACCACTTGCATCGAGACTTGAATCAAATGTCTCATCAAGAATTAATAAGTTAGTGTTGGAAGAGTTCTTCAATTTGGCAACAGCACGCCAAGTCAACATCAATGCCATATCAATTCGTTGTTTCTCACCTTCTGAAAAGTTATTGTAAGTAAACTCATCACGATGCCTTGATTTGATTGTTTCTTTAAATGATTCATCGAGGTTAAAGTTCACAAAGAAATCTAATGAGGCTAGATATTTGTTTACCAACTTATTGATGATAGGTAAATACTGTTTAACAATCTTGGTTTTAATACCAGTATCTTTTAACAGGTTACCTGCCACTTCATAATAGGTTTTCTCGTCAATATAATTCTTTAGTTCTTGTTTCAAAGCCGTCAATGTATCGGTAATGACTTTCAACTCAAGTTCTTCTTTATCGGTTACTGTCTTAGATGTTTTAAGTTCTTCAACTTGTTTCCTAAGTTTGGTAATATACTTATTTGTTTCTGTTACTGTTGTACTGTTGGTTGCAATCTCAACCTGTTTGCGTTGAATTTGTTTCTGTACATTGTTAATTGTATCTAACTTGGATTGTTCTTCTAATAGTTTCTGTTCTAATTGAGTAAGCCCATGTTGACATTCAGTAACTTTGTTACCGAGAGTTTTAAGTTCTTCTACCTTAAACGATTCATCAATAGATTGCCTACATGTTGGACAATCATCATGTGTCTGAAAGAAACCAATGTCCTTTTTAAACTTTGACAGGTTGTTTTCAATCTGTGATTCAATCTTGGTAATTTGTTTAACTTTAGTTTCAGTTTCAATCTTCGATGCCACAACCAATTGCAATTCTTCTGTTTCAGCCGTAAGTGTTGTAACATTGGCTAACATATCAGTTACTACCTGAAGATTATACTCAATCTCACCTTCATGTTCTCTTACCTTTTCTTCATTGTTTTGTTTCAACTCATCAATATGCTTTTTCTGCATCTCGAACTTTTGGTTGTTCAATTCAATTTCATGTTTCTTGTTTGCCATCAAATCTTTGTTATTTGATAACCTTTCTCTCACCAAACTATTCATGGTAGAGAAGATTTGAATGTCAAGTAAATCTTCAATGATTTCTCTGCGGTCACCTGGTTTTAATTGCATGAAAGGTGTAAATGAAGCTGAACCAAGAATTACAATCTGTGTGAATGATTTATAATTCAGTTTGAGAATAAACTTTTCAAGATGTTCTTGGTAATCTCTTGAAGCGGCTTCTTGGTCAACCAGTTCACCGTTACAATAGATTTCAAATATATTTGGTTTGATACCACGAATAATCTTATATGATTTATTACCTGTATCAAAATTAACTTCAACTACCGCATCTTTGTTATTGATAGAATTAATAAGTTGTGGTTTATTAATAGCACGAAATGCTTTACCAAACAAAGCAAAACACAATGCATCAAGCATTGTAGATTTACCTGCACCGTTTTCACCAACAATAAGAGTATTTGTGTTGGTGTCTAATTTGATTTCTGTCCAATAGTTGCCGGTGCTTAATATATTTTTCCATCTCACATTACGAAATAAAATCATTAGTCTGCGACTTCCGTGTTTAGAGCCTCAATATAGAGTTCTCTCATTAAGTTTTTTAATTTATCAGGTTCAACATCAAGTTCAAGGTTGTCAATATACTTAGATAAAATTGTCATTGTATCTTCTGCTTGGTCTACAATCTCTTGGTCGTTGTCGATTAAGGTATCAGAAAAATCTTCTACAATCGAAATATCGGCAACACCAACTTTATACAGGTTATCAACCACATGGTCGAACAAATACGGGTTCTGTTTATTCAATACAACCAACTTAACATATGTTTCTTTTAGTGAATCATAGTCATAGGCTTTCCAATGTTCAAAATCGGTTGCACCATC